AAACATATATATAGTCCGTCCCACGCGGACATTTCCCCAATTTTGTCCGCGTACGGCGGACAGCACTTTGCACAATAAAAGCGGTGTCCGTCAGGGAAAGACACCGCTTTTGCAAACTATTTTATTGCATTTGTTCACTTTTTAATACTTATTATAACACATATGCCCGAAATTTTTATGCATTTTTCCAACTTGACAAATACGCTTTACCCGACTAAAGTGTTAGTCCCGTCTAATTGTCTATACAATTCTACAATTATTCACGTTTTCCTCCCGATTCACACACAATTATTCCGTTTTATTAACTCATTTTACCCGAAAAGTGGGCAAAACCGCCAGTTTGTCCGCGGGTCGCGGACACAACCGAAACGGGGACTCACTTTAGTCTGCTAAAGTGTTCGCGTACGGCGGACACGGCGCGACCGTCCCGTCTGTTCCGTCCGTTCCGTCCGCGCCTGCCCTTGCGGTGTCACCGCTCCGCGTTCGCTCCGCGGTTGTTGATGTGGTTTATTATATGTGTAATTTTAGTAATCGCGCAGTAACGCTCGGTTGTCTGCCAGTGACCGCCGGACGGCGGTAGGCATCCGGGTCGCGAACAATGGGCGGACGGTTTATGTGTGTAATATTGAACAATTAAGCATAACCATTTGCTCTGATTTTTGAAGCGAGCATTTTACCTAAAGCCTTATACCCATTTGCATTTAAATGAACGCTGTCTGATCGTAATGAACTAGGTACTTTTCCAGCTTGCATTTCTTCTAGGTCAGTTGTGGTAGGTGTTATACCAACAATCGCGCATCCATATTTACACAGCATATTTCGTGTATTGAAATAATGCACTCCATATCGATCACGCATAGTATTTTCTTCTTTTTTTCTTTCTTCTAAAGTTCCAGATGTAAGACCTAAAACGATGTAATTTTCATTTACTCGGCTGATCATAGAGTCAATCACACTTAACCGCTGTTCAAAGTATGGACCATTTTGCCCAACAAATATTACTGTTATTCTGCTGGTAATATTGCAACCGCTAAATTTAATTGGCGTTTCTGCTAATAGTGTATCGGTATATCCGGTTATTGTGTATGTTGCATTTTGGGAAGTTTGGCTTGACTGCGAAAGAGTCAAGTTACATTCTATCCCATTAATATAAATAGGATTGACAGTGCTATCACCACCTTGTCGTAATGGGTTACATTGAACACCATAGATATCTTTAAAATCTGTGAGTTGATATTGATTTACTTTTCCCGGAGGTAACACTAAGTTGTTTCCGCCTTGCCTGCATGCGATTGTGTTAGCGTTTTCGCCGCCAATTCCAGCATTGATATATGAAAGAGATAACTCGTCTGCACACACTTTTGGGAATGTAACACCATTTCCACCCGCTCCAGCAGTTAAGCTATCGCCCCAAAAACAAATGTCGGTATCATAATTCATAGATTCATATAATAATCCGTGCAATGCATCATCTCGCATCAACGCAAATCTGAAATTATAAGTGTTAGGAACGCTATTAATATTGTCAATTCTTAAAATAACATTATTAATATCATTATCAGACCCATGCTTTTTTAAGGTAAATTTGTAGATACCAATTTCATTGAACTTTGGGTGAATTCCGCCGCCATAAGCAATCCTGCTTTCTGTCCAGTTCATCGAGGAATCTGTGAGCCACAAACTAATTGTGCCAACTTGTTTTTGATTCCGTAAATCAAACATGCAATAAACGTCTATCGTGTCCTTGTGTGGGTTTGGTATTTTATTAACAAGTGCTCCGCCAAATGCTATCAGGGTAGTCGATGAACCTTGCGTAACTTCGTTGTAGTGTGATGAATCCAGAAAAGAAGAACCGTTTAAGTCAAAATAAATATTATTTGTTGTACCGCGATAAATTCTTTTCTTTTCGAATTGGTAACTGTAAGAAATTCCATCTTTTAATAGTTTTGTTCCGGTTATTTTTGCATCCGCGGCGGCATTTTCTACACTTAAACTTTTATCAATAGGAGGACTTGACGGGTTAGTAATATTTTTTGATAACCATTCACTTGATGCGTTGGAAATCGCTGGTTGAAATAAAGTAATTAAACTTCCATTATCTGCCATTAACTGTATTTTCTTGTTAACTTCTTCCTGCACATCTAAGTTGTTAAAGTAATTTGTAATGAAATCATATAAATTTTTATAGCTTTTTACCAGTGTATCCTGTGCGTCAAACATTTCTTTTACCGTTTTAAACAGCACAACGAATTTGTTTTCTAGACTCAACGTCCCGTTAAAATCATACGGAATCCCCCGCACATTTGCTACAACTTCACAAGCCTGCGTAATCATTAGACCGAAATCCGGTAACGTAGGAAAATCTGGAATCGTTGGTTTGTCTGCCATTGCTACACCTCCTTAATAAAATTGATAGAACAACTCTTTACAATCGTCGCAGATACGCTTGTTAAGATTAAGGATGGTATCTCGGAATCTCTGAATTTCTATTGAGTAACTACCGTCAAAGCCTTCATCCTCAATCGTATCATTATTATCTGCATGATACGTGTCATTGCTATTGGTTTTTGTGGTATTCTCGCCATTACTGATCGCGCTGTTGTGAATCGTATTCTGTCCCCGATCCATCGTAGACGCATAATTCGTTCCGGCGAAATTAATCTGCGGATTGTCAGAGTGAATATTTTGTGTGTCGTTATTTGTATCAGCTGACGTTGTGTTTTTCGCTGTGCTGTCTCCCGAGATCACACCTGTTCGTATATCGTCTTTTGTACTCGTTACTTTTCGTGTACTCTTATGAGTAATCAGCGGGTTGTATTCAAAAGTAATACTTCGGTACAACTGTTCATAGTATGGCATGTTAACCGTAAGTATCTTTTTCAGATGATACTGAAATTCACCAATTGTTTCTAACCCGATCTGCTCGCGGAAATACTGTAAACAGAACGTTTTTTCGAATGCCAGCTTTACAGCGGCATATTCCGGGGAATCGGCATCCGCATAGAAAGGGAAATCAAAATTGAACACCAACGCGACCGCTTTTTCGATCATACCATCAATGTTCTGTTTTTTAAGTGGATGAATCACGTTGTCTGCAATAACTAACTGTTCAATGGTATTCGTTAGCGTTTTCGTTTCGTAGTTATAGCTAAGAAACATCATTCCACCTCACTTTCCGGTGTGTCGTTTCCGTTGTTTTCTTGTGTGTAGGTTTCGGCATTTGTAGTGTCGAAAACATCCGGTCGGTTAATCGGCGTTACCATTTTAGAGTTAAAATGTACATGAATATTCAATCCATACATTTTATTGATCGCATCAAGTCCCCGCTGAATGGTTGCCAAATTTCCGTTTCTTGTCAACTCGATTTCTCCATCGTTGTAACTCGTTTCCGCGGAAACCAGCCGTTCCGGTTTTTCAACTCCGCTTGCTTCGATTCCGAGATCAGCCAGACACTCTGCTACTTCTCTCTGTGCGGCGGTGTCTAGTTCGTTAAAAATCGGTTGAACTTTCAGATCAATCGTATCAATTTGAATCTGTTTTCGTAGATCGTTTTTTGCTTTGATAAACGGAATGTTTTTCACACATTTTTGAATGAAGTTGTCAATGGATAACTTCTGGGTGCTATCCCCGCTGATGACAACTGGGGTTCTCTGCTGAATGACGTTTACCCTTGTAGACGCTTTTTTCTCCGCCAAACTCTGCGCGTGCAGAAGAATGCTTAGAATTTCCGGCACGGCAAAAGGTCTGGCAAAAATCAACGAACTTTCGTTTTTATCCGTCTGTTCATAATACTGTCCATTCATAGCATAAGCAATCCAATCGGTCGGTATACCATAAATATCGGGTTCTCCAACCAGATTAACACCAAACACGCCGAAAAGTCCGGTGATTGGTTCTTTTTTGAACAGACACATTCCCTGCCATAACAGATAGGAGTTGAGCATCCGCGGCGGAATCTCATCCGGTAAACCGTCATACTCATAACGTGATAATGCTAAATTTACGAACTTGTCGAAAAAGTGGCGAAAATACATCTTTTCTTCCGGTGACGTATTCGGGTTGTTTTCCCATTGTCCCCACACTTCTTTGTTACTCACCCGATACGGGTTATTATACATGATATCACCTCCTTAATCATTAGAAAGACCATAGTTTCCGACATCGTCCGTATGCCAGAACGTCACGCCGCGGTTAAACATTGTTTGCAAAAAATTGATATCATCTGTGACGCACGTGCCATGCAATCCGCAATTTACCGTTTTCACAAAATTCCAGTTTGACCGCCCTGTGATATTCGGCACTTTGATTTTATGCGTTGCGTATCCGTACATAGTAAAATAATCGTCAATTGTTTTCGCCATCTGAGCGGTTACACTCATCACATGACAGTAAACTTGACTGCCGAACAATGCGGTGGCAACATAACTTCCAGATGAATTGCCTTTTGCTGTCGGTGGAATCAAATCATGACTTTCTTTTTGTGCGTTAATGTTTTCGTTCAGTAGATATGTTCCGGTTGCCGCGGTATAAATGCTTTCAACGCCAGCGGCTAAATTTCCGCTTAATGCTCCTACTAATCCTCCGGCTAAATTTCCAATCTGCGATATTGTATTCTGCTTTTTGGAGTAGTCCCATACCGGACTAGACTGCGCTAGAAAAGCCTGATAGCCGTCATTTGTCCATGCACACTGTGGGAAATTATTGATGATAAAACCGTATGGGGATTTTGACCCACCAGTACGTTTATATTCACGCGGAGCCACAAAGATTGCCGGAATATTAAGCATAACGCCATACACCTGCATGGTTAATGCTCCATTTTTACCGTATTCGAAATTAAAAGTATGCTGTATTCCGGAGCCATCGTTGACCAGACAATAACAATAGGGATACTGATATAGTTTATTGTTTTTCGGTATATAGCCGTCAAGTGCATCTGGCTGAACGGTTACTTGTGTATAAGCAGATGCATCTGTCTGGAAACACGCTTCTGGTGCTTGAAATACATTAACAATCGCATCTCCGTTTCCGCTTTTGACGTAATTCTGGATAACTGTGATTAAGTCCGTATATTTTGTTTTCCGAGTAAATGTCAAACCAGATAAAATTCCCTGATTGACAATGGGTATAATATTTGTTCCGTTTTCGTCTGCACTTGCACTCAAACAATACTGCATCGAACCGAGATTCAAAAGTTTCTGTTCGCTCGGATTGTCCACGTATTCCCCCGTTTCCAGATTTTCTGGCACTAAATTGATTCCGGCAAAATCAGCTTTTTTGTCAATATGTTCCCTTTCCACATAGCACGGTTGAAGCACCACATTGTAAAAACTGTTCTGAAAACGATCGGGTTCGAAATAAATCTTAAAACTTCCGTCACTCAACCATTCTACCCGCGTCACAAATCCGAAATACCACTCTTCCGTATAAGGTTTATTCTGAAATGCAATATAATTGCACTTTAAAAATTCGTTCTCATTACCTTTTCCTTTATAAGTCAGTTCTCCCCATCTCACGGGCGCGGATTGCTTAAAAATATGAATTGCTTTTTCTCTTACATGAGCCAGACAGCCAGCTTTTCCATTTTCATAATAACGCACATGTTCGTAGTCATTTCCCCATTCAATCCCACTTGCTAAAATTACCTCTGTCTGCGGGGAAACCGCCGCCACATTTTCCTGCGGCGGCATCGGAATGAATTTATCCATGTTTCCACCCTCTTACTTAATCGGTCGTAAAGTAAATGGTTGCCGTTTTGGAAGAGTCGTACCGACTGGTAATCACAACCCGCACGCCCTCTGTTTTATTTGCTTTCAGTTTCAAATTCTTTTCATCTTTTGCAATTCGAAGAATTGTTGTACCCGGAATAACAAACGTATCGGCAGAAGAGTTACCCTCTACTTTTACGTCAATCGCTTTATCAGCTACCCCTTTAGAAGTAACTAAAAAACTTCCGCCAAAGTCCACATCTGTTCCGACTTTCACCTGTCCTACGTCACTTGCTGTAATGGAAGAAACAAGAACATTCTCGGTTGTAAACACAATGATCGGATAAAACAGTGAGTACGAGAACATCTCTTTCACCGTATACGTGCTGTTCCATCGTAAACCACGGTTTACAGTATCCTGCACCATCATGCGGTACTGTTCGCGGATTTTGAAGAACCGCTTATCTACAAGAACAGCCACAATACCTTCTGCATCGTTAAAGTTGTCAATGAGTACCTGCTGTGCTTTCGGAATCATCCGATCTAGATTGTACGCACTTGCGTAGCTGTCAACATTCATAGCGGCTTTCGTATCCGGGTCAACGAACAGAAGAATGGTATCTTCTTTTGCCGCCGATGTCGCGCCTGCAAAGTTGTACAGTGGGTTCGGAAACTGAATTTTATCAATATAAGACTGAATCTGTTTTGCAAGCGCATTGGCGCTTGCCTGATCAGTAACCGGGTCGACGTGTACAGGATAAATCTGACCTGCACGTTTCGCAGACGCGATCAGCTCTTTCGCTGTCGTGAACTCATCCCAGTTGCAAGCAGAAACGACGCTCTCCACTTTTGCCTGTACCAGACTTCTGATTCCGTAATCATCGAGAAAAGCGCCGCGCATATCCTCAAACCAGATCGTCACCGGATAGTCGTTGTTAAAATTGATGACATGATACAGCGCCATGATATAGCTGTCATAAATGGCGGTCGCATCTTCGATGCTGATATTTGCATCGTGCGCATAGCCCTGCGCAAAGTTTACATAAACTTCCTGTTCACCGTTTCCATACGGCATAGCGTTACTGTTCAGTACACGCAGAGGATTTCGGAACGCTTCGGTACTGATGGACTGGCTGGCGATCAGATTCACCAGTGCCGGAACGAGTTCGTTTCTTGCCATCGGATTGTACGGGTCAGTTAACGTTTTCGCAATATCGGCGATATTATCGCGAGTTGCCACCGGGACTCGGTCACGATAGTCAACACTCATGGTCTGGCGCACGGCATTCAGCATATTAATATTGGTCATATCTAATTTTTCTGCCATGTTTTCACTCTCCTTTTCCGCTTAAAATAAGCTGAGACATATCAAGATCATTGATACTTGTTGCGGTTTCTTCCGTTTTCGGCGCGTTTCCGCCAAACTCTGTTACTTTGGTGATACTTCCGCCGTGGGAAAGATCAGACCAGCGGCTTTTGATTTCTGCGACCGCGGAATCATACTTTCCGCGCAGTTCGTCCCGTTCCGCAACCAGCGCGTCACGTTCGGACATCAACGCTCCGATATCAGTATCTTCGGTTTTGATTTTTTCACTGATGGCGGCGATCGCGTCGCCATGCGTTTCAATGTTTCCAATGTCGGCTACAATTTCTGCCCAATACTCTTCCAGTGTCATGTTAATACCTCCTTTTTAATGTTGGATATAACCAGATCGGCATTTTATGCCGTTTCGGTTTCATAGGATGCGGCGGCTCGGGTGGTTCTGGTTGTTCACCTTTTGCCAGATACCGATATACCATAATAGCGTTATTCAATCGTTCGGAATCGGATAGATAGCGATTTCCAACAATCCATCCGGTAATTGCAGAATCTTTTGCGTGTTCGGAAATATAATTGAAGCACTCGTGTGCTTTTTCCTGCCGAAAAGCTAGCGTTCCATCGTCACTGATACCCTCCCACCCTTTCATATAGGCGGCGGTCAGTGCGTCCAGATCGGTACTGTCACTGTGCAAAAATGCTTGCAGATTTTCGTAAGCACTTGCGGCTCCTACGGAATACCATACGTTTTCATAGATTAGATATTCTAACTGTGCGTTTCCATCGTCCCGGCTGTACCCGTTCGCGTCCAACCAGTTAAATAATTGCGTTCGCCGATTCGTGTCGGCGTTATCCGTCCATTGCCCCAAACCATAACCGGGCGAGCCGACAATCGTGCCTTGCCACAATCCAGGATTGATGGTTGACTCCTGCCAGAAGTTGCCACAGATGGCGGCAATTACATACTGGCTGATACCGCTTTGTACCTCAACTGGGTAACGGTACAGATACGACCATGCGCTGTATGGACTCACAAACGTATTAATAGACACCTGTCTTTCCAGTGGGTAGCTATCGGTGTGCGCCCCCATGGTATACCCGCCGCCGTCTGCCGGGTCATATACCATTTCGGTATGCCCGGAACGCCACAAAATATCGCCTTTTTTCCAAGGCTGGTTTGCGGTTCCTTTTTGGAATCCCGCACCGATCAGATACCCGTCCATGCTCCGAGTGGTAAACCACGGGTTGCTTGCCAAAAAACCACCTACTGTACAACAATAACTCATAAGGGACGAACAATCATAGTACGTAATCCCGCCCACGGTCTGACCCTCACGATACGTTTGGGAATATCCAACGTTTGGATTGTTACAAATCTCGATACAGGTATTGTAAGCAAGCGTCAGATCAGCCACGGGTTAAACCCTCTTCTGCTACGTAACCAGTATAGACGATGCCATTTACTACGGCTTTCACCAGATACCATTCTCCGGTATAATACCCGTAGTTTCTAACACTGGTTCCGGTTGGCAACGTCAAAATGACTTTTTTATCCATTCCAGCACCAACGCGCAGATTATAACGATCGTTGGTATGATAGGCTCCTGCGATTTTCCGGTCAAAACTACGTGCGGACTCGGTCTTGATGCATTTCTCAATAGGTTTCTGCGGTTTTTCGTTTTTTACAACATACCGATAATGGACGGCATTCTCATACGGGAGATCATAATAAGACCGAACGCAGATTTCTTTTCCGGTCTGATCGCCCGTCTGTCCATCAATCCCGCCGTTTTCGGACTGGCTGGCATGCACGATATGTTTTTCGTCAACCGACATTGTAACATGATGACCAGCCGCAAGGTGGATATCACCGCGTTTCCACGGTTTTCCACATTTCACAAAACCAGCTTTTTCTAACTGCGCTCCGAGATTTCTAGTGGTACTGTACTGACTGACCGGAAAACCAGCGTTCGCAAGTGCCGTTCCGACAAAGGATGAGCAATCATAGTCAGGATCATTCCGGTGTACCTGTGAGTAACCGTGCCGATCATCGGCGGCAATCTGTTCTGCCCATGCAACTGCGTTTTCTATTTTACTCATTTTTTCCACCTCCTAAATGCTGACACAATGAGTTAATCGCAGTAGTGTTCGCTTCTACGCTTTTCCTCAGTTCTTCCATTTCTTCCTTGTGAGCGTCTTTTTCTTTCACCAGATACCAGAAAAGTGCGCCGCAACAAACGATTGGAAAACCGAGACTGCCAACTAACTGTGTTACCATCGTTACATCCATTCTTCCACCTCCTTATCATTCCATTTCAACCAGTCCTCAATCTCACTAACTTTATCACACATAATAAAGTTATGAATGAATCGGACTGGCGATTTACTGTTATAAGAGTTGCCATCCATGAAAAAATAATCCCATAAGTAACGGATATGAGATTCATAATTTTCATGCGGGACGATAATCAAAGTGTCTTTCTCATCACCTTTATATCGTACCGTATAAGCAAGATATGCATTTTCTTTTTTCATCATTCCGACGATCATATTAAAAACGATATTTGCCATCTTTGCTCCTTTCTTCCTGCCCATTAAAACAAGGAAACCTTTTGACCTGCCAAGGACAGGGCGGCTTACTCAGCCGTGGCAACCCCTCTGAAAAGGTTTCCCCGTATTTTCATGATACCTCTTTTCTGTCCGTCTGTCAAGTACATTTTCCGTCCCACGCGGACTATTTATAAAGATCAATCCCCAGCAACTCAAGTGCCATATCTTTGCTGTCAAGATCATCAAATCGCAAGTATGCTTTTTGGTACGCTTCTAATAGCCTTACAAATAAATAATCGTAGTGATCTAGCATAACTGTATGCTGTGTGTGATCCCCGTCACGAAAAACAGCAATGTAAGTACAAGACGGGTTGCTTTTATGTGTAATATAAATATAACCGTCTTCGTAATAATCATAAACGCCATAACTTTTTCCGTTGTGCTGAATGGTAAACAGATACCTCGACCGTCCGGTCGGTTTCTGCACAAATACAGCATCATCAATTAGCATCTGATCTCCTACGCTCATTGTTTGCAGATAGTGTCCGCCGCGGAATGCTTTCAGAGCCGGGTTATTCAACATTGCCTTACTTGCGCTGTCATTATGTGTAAATTCGCATACAAACCCACTTCCATGCATCATTTTGGTGTCTTTCTGGTATCGTCTGTGGATGCCGAAAAAAACAAAATAAGGATTGAGTAACGATATATTATTTGATGCCATCACGAGCTTAAACCATCGGGACTGACTTCCGTTTCCACGGCTGATCGTTATTAATAATGATTGCATGATTTCACTCTCATGCGGAAAGTATTTACCTTGCTCCGTGCAAAATTCGTCAAAAAATAAAAAATAAACGTCCCTAAAATATGGAGATAATTTTTTCACGCTGTCCATTTTACTTGCAAAACTAAACGCGCATCCGAACGGCTCACCGTCTAGAAAATATCGCACCACATTTCCATTTTTATCTAGATTTTTATAGGTAATCACACTACCTAATTTTGGATATTGTTGTAGCATATCGGCATACATCGCCGCCGCTCCCGTCATTTCCCCTTTTGTCCGAAAAATCCATCCGGTCTGCAAACCATATTCTTTGCACAAGATACAACTCGCCGCGGCAAACGCACTGGTCTTTCCGGCACTACGGTTAGAACACGTAATTGCCACGCCTGCGAACTCCCCGTCCACGTCCGGCTCCGTAAACAACCGTATCGGGTTGTAATACTGAATCGGCTTTCCATCATCCGATACCGATTCAAATTTCACGCCATAATCTGCAAAAAGTTTTTCCCATTTGATATCATTCCAAAAAATCATTGTTTCACGTGAAACATTTTGTTTCACTTCCTCCTTTCTAGCATTTCCATAACCCGCGCTCCGCGTCCCGCATAATCTATGTTAACCGCCAGTTCCCCGCCAGTCTCTCCGCAGTCAATCTCACGTTAATCGCACGATGATCGCACGTTTGACTGCGGATGGACGGCAGTAATGGCAGAGCTTCGCTGGGTATAAAAAGAGCTACGCTGGAAAACGTAGCTCTTTTACACGTATGGAATGAAGTTTTATAACACAAGATATAGTAACAATCAACTACAGGTAACATAAATACTCAAGTTACCGTCCGCCAGTCGGGGCGCGTACCCAGTTCATGGTTACTTATTCCATAAATGGGTTAAACTTTTCGGTATCACCGAACTTATGAACGTTTACCGCGGAAAGGTATGCGGTGAATCCCTTGTCGCGACGGAACTTGCTTTCTCCGATAGAGATGAACAGGTCAACTACTGCGCCTTTTCCGAGTTCGTCAACGCTCGAAACGGTGTCGCTCTCTACGCTGTCCTCGTAAAAAGCTACTTTATAGTTGGTCTGCGCTTTTACGTAAAGTCCAGCTTTGTCGGTTTCTTTTGCAGGAATCCATTTTGCTTCTGCGGCGGCATCTTCGCCAAACTCTTCGATGATTTTTTCAAAAATGGCTTTCTGCTGATCGGCAGAGATAGACGCGGAAAGAACACTTTTTCCGTCTTCCTCTTTTGCGTATGTAACAGTTACGTTGTTCAGTCTCATTTTCGCTTTGCTCATGATTTCGTTCTCCTTTTTTGATTTAATTTGTTATGCAAAACCGCGGCGCGTTGCTTTGATCGGTTACGTCTTATCTGGACTATTCCAGACCGCGGGTTGTGCGCTTAGTCCAGTCTTTTTGCTTCTGCAAAAAACTGTTCATCCGGCATTTCGTAGCGGGCGGATACGGTGTCGACTAAGACGCAAACGGAATCTTCCGGCAGTCCTGCCGAGATGACAGCATCTTTTTTGGCTTTCTGCGTTTTTAATTCTGAGTCAGACTCAAAAAAACCGAGTTCCTGTCTTGTTTTTCTGTCAATGACAGCGTACTGCCATTTTTCAATTTTTGTGCGTACCATGTTTTTTTTTCTCCTTTACTTTATGTGGTTATTATTTCTTACAAGTATTATAATAGCACTATTCGATCAGAAAGTCAATACTTTTAAATAAGAAAAAGAAAAAAAATATCCAAAAATAAAAGCAGAATAGCAAGGTCTATTTCCTCTTCACTCAAAGCACAAATAGTTGCTAATAACAGACACATAAAAAATACAAAATATCTCATAAAGTCTCCTATTCCGGTAAAACTCCATTTTGAGAGTTTACCAATACTTCATAGTATTCATTCGATACCCCTAAGGTATAAGTGGTATCAATGATTCCTATATTACTTGCAGTTAATATTTCTTCCCCTTTGACTTTGATGTAATGCGGTTTGGTGTTATGAAAGCAACTGATCGTTCGTCCGACATTTTCCATTCTGCGGCAGAGACGGAAATTATTACAGCACTTTATATTTTCCGCGCCTGATTTTTTGTTCATGCCAGCGACCGTAGACGTAAAACGCACGGGGTCTTTGCCGGATTGTGCCGCTTTTTCGTCCCATTCGACACCACAGTATTTTTTCGCTCCGAGTGTCTTAAACTGTACATACAGGTCGTCCATATCCCATACGCCGAGAATGTAACGTTTTTCCCCAACGTCACAAAACGCCGGAATGTCATTATCAATCGCACGTTTTGCCAGTATTTTATTTTTGGCTTCAAATTCCGGAATGTGTAATTCCGGATGCAGAAATTTGATACTGTCCGTATCGCAATAAACAACGTCCATTCCAACAACGTCCAGCATATCTTGTAACTGTTTTCTTGCGTGGGCGGTAACGTAGATACCCCATTGATAGTGCAAAAAGCTGTTTTTTCCATCATAGTACGTTTTCAGTGTTTTTTCCGCATCTGCTTTTTCCCGATGCCATTCTCCCGTAAAAGCATCCATTGCCCATTCGTCATGCAAAAGATCGGTAACACACATTCCGAACGTGCTGTTTAGTTTATTCTTAGATTTCATATATTCATAGACTTTATCGGGTTTTCCTTTCAACTGGCTTTTTGCGATAAAAAATGACATCATCGTTTTACGCATACTTTCCGGTAATTTTCCGCGCGCGGCTACGTAGCACTCCGAAACGGTGAAAAAGTCGTAAGCATACTGGTTTCTTATGATTGCTAAATCAATCTCTGTTATGGCGATTTCACAACAATCAATAGATAACACGCGCCCGTTGTCGATTATGCAATCTTTTCCGTGCTTTTGACACTTTGATAATGGAATATAAGGAACGGGAATATTTTCTTTTATACGCAAGTTCGAAAATTGTACCCGCATGATTACGCAACGGGTATTGCAAAGGTTGTCAAATTGATCTTGAGACGTAATCTCAACCGCACGAAACGCACTCATGGGGTAGTAACCCATTGCGATCTGCGCAGGATAGCTACTTGAGATATCCATACTTGCCATAACAACCGCTGATTCACCGTTTTTCGCCGTAATCGTGTGACCAGCGTGGACACGGTTTGCATGGGTATTTCCACCTCGAAAAGCATCTTTGCAAAGTTGATACTGCGGTAATGTGAGCACAAGATCACGAAATACATCCGGGTAATATGCCGAATCGGCTTGCATGGCACGGCGGAACTCGCGGCGGACGTAGCCAGTTGAGGTAAGGGGGATTTCCGCGAGGTTGTCTTCTTTACGCAGGGCGCAGATACACTCGCATAATCCGCGAACGTCATTATAGCAATAACCCTGTTCAACGTCCGTAAGAGGTGTTGTTGGTGTACGTAGTTTTTTGTAATCATACGTATCAACCAGTTTATAATGGGTTACACCCTCACTGTTTTCACAGAATTTCGCAAGACTCATGTTGCTGAGAAAATACGAACAGCGGAACTCAATCCCGTACTTATATGCATAACATTTCATTACTTTATGCGCGTCACGTGCAAATATTTCGTCAAATTCGACAAAATCCTTCATAAATTGAAACTCATATGAAAGATTATGAACGTAAACAACTGCACGTTTTTTGTCCGATGTTTGCAAGTATAAATGCAGTTTTTCACAGAATGAAAGAAACTCGTTCCATGTGCGTCCAAAACACACGGTATCTTTGATACAAAATTGCCATTGATACATAAAGGCGGTTCCTTTTACTACTTTTTCGCCCGTTTTGTTATAGCGTTCGTAATCGAGTTTTTCTAACGTAGTTGTTTCGATATCAAACGCCATTTCCACGTCATAATAGACGATGGGATTTTTCTTTCTTCCACGCTTGCGGCATTCGCGTACAGTCTGGAAAGACGAGAACGGAAAATCATTGACCGTGTAAATTGTTTCACGTGAAACATTCTCTTTCCCGTCTATCATAACAGGCACTTCTAATTCGTACATTTTTTTTCACCTACTTCAATTTTAGTCTAGTTTCTGCAAAAAGTTCTTCTTCTGTGATGTAGCCGTCCAGATACTCTTTATACTCATCCATGATATCTTCGTAATCATAAGTATTATCACTCATTTTCAGAAGAAAATCATCGATGATCTGATTTGAGTCTAACTCTCTTCTCAGACTCTTCTTATATAAGTTGGAAGTCAAAAACCGATATAAGTCTTTGTAATTGCTTTCGTCAACTTCTTCCGCAATTTTTCCAGACTTATCAAAACGGCGTTGTAACTCCTTTATTCTATAACCCTCCAACGTTGTTTCCGGCGCGTTCAAAAAAGCAACCATCGTATCCCATTCCTGCCGAATAGATTCCTCCGATCGTTTTACGCCTTTCAGAAATCTATCTTTCTCACGACCCTGCGCCGCAAAAAATTCTTTTACCCGACCGTATGCCCACTGGTCACGCGCGTGAATTTTTTCCAGTTTGGCAAGGCGGCTATTTGCCGCCTGCGCAACTCGTGGGAGCTCACGTTTGATCTGGTCGAGTGAGAGATCGAGTTCCTGGTAGATACTATAGTCTTTTGACGCTGGCATTATTCGCACCCCCTTATCATAATTCTTAATGTATTATTCACAACTTCAAACCCGGTAACTTCCTCTGATAAGTAATTTTCTTTTCTGTCACTATATATTCTAGTGCAATCAAGTTCAAAAGTAGCAACTAATACATAGTGACCTTGACTAAACACAGTAACACTCGCATAAATCTCAACTTTAACGCGGTTAATACCTGTGTACATTTTGATAAAATCTTTTACTCTCATATTTCCTCCTTAATAGTAACACTGTTCTTCTGTTCCATTTGCCGAATAAAGCGGGCATAATGTACAGTTGTCATTTGCAGAACAGATAACGTTATGCGGAACTTCTACATAATAAACTTTCAACGCGTAACGTGTAGAAATATTGTTATGCAAGTTTACAGTAAAGCCCACACCAAAATTACCTTTGTACGGAACTGGTACACATAATGCATTCTTCTTAACGTAGCCATTCGTAAGAGACGCATGGTCATACACGTAAATATGGATATTCCCGGCAGTATCTTCCTGTTTTACATATAAGGGGATCTCCTCAAGTTTCGCTGGTAAGGTATACAGTTTCTCTAAATCTACTACTTTCATGGTAGTTACTTTCTCCCCGTAGTGCCGATAGGTCAGCAGTTTTAATGTTATCTATTGCAAGAAATCTTGTAAGTAGCAGATATTTCCGGTCTAAGATCTGAGTAGTAATAAAAAGCATCTTCCGAAAAATGTTCTCCATTTACTATTTCTATTCCATTTTCATAAATGGAAAAGAAAATTTCACTATTTTCTTTCATAGCTTGTGAACAGAAAGTTTTTACTAAACCATTTGCTGTTAATAATGACTCAACTTTATATCTGAAAATCTCTTTTCCATATTTTGTTACTACAACTTCATAGCCACTTTGTCTCTTAATTTCTTTTATTTTTGTTTCCTCCATTTTCTATTTTGTATTATTGGTTTTCCTTGTTTCTGATATTACAATACAACTTTTCTATAAATATGTCAATACTTTTTTCTAGAAAAAATTTCTAGAAAAATTCATATCACTAATCCTACACAAATAAACCCTACCGCCCGTGTCCGCGACCCGGAGGGCAACCGCCGTCCGGCGGTCACTGGCAGACAACCGAGCGTTACTGCGCGATTACTAAAATTACACATATAATAAACCACATCAACAACCGCGGAGCGAACGCGGAGCGGTGACACCGCAAGGGCAGGCGCGGACGGAACGGACGGAACAGACGGGACGGTCGCGCCGTGTCCGCCGTACGCGAACACTTTAGCAGACTAAAGTGAGTCCCCGTTTCGGTTGTGTCCGCGACCCGCGGACAAACTGGCGGTTTTGCCCACTTTTCGGGTAAAATGAGTTAATAAAACGGAATAATTGTGTGTGAATCGGGAGGAAAACGTGAATAATTGTAGAATTGTATAGACAATTAGACGGGACTAACACTTTAGTCGGGTAAAGCGTATTTGTCAAGTTGGAAAAATGCATAAAAATTTCGGGCATATGTGTTATAATAAGTATTAAAAAGTGAACAAATGCAATAAAATAGTTTGCAAAAGCGGTGTCTTTCCCTGACGGACACCGCTTTTATTGTGCAAAGTGCTGTCCGCCGTACGCGGACAAAATTGGGGAAATGTCCGCGTGGGACGGACTATATATATGTTT